CAGCCACCGACACCGGCAGCCCCTGCGACGGGCACCGGCATTGCTGCGCAGATAGACGCAGACTTGCCGAGGAGCTGTTGAGGGTTAGAGCGGAGCGCGACGCGCTGAAGGAGAACTCTGAACGTGCATAGTCAAAATGGTAATGTGTTCCGCCTCGTGTGCAGCGAATTTGGCGGCGAGGGATTTGAGATCGAGCTGCGCGACAACATCGTCTCCGTCAACACTTGGGGCGACTCAGGCAAAGTCATCGTTTGTGATGACCAGCTCGAATCCTTCACGAGTGACCTAGTCGCCGCGCTGGCATTCCTCGAAGCTCGCTCCGCCAGGCATATTGCGAAACGGGTCTACAAGTCTCCTCCAGCGACAGCTAACGAAAGCCTCGATGCGGAGTTTGTCTGCAGCAGCTGCACAAGGTCCGTCTTCATCCCATCCGGGCAGGAGAAGCCAATCGGCTGGGCAGAGGGACCATCCAGCGATGGGGAACCTGGGCTCACATGCAACGACTGCCAGCTGATTGCTCGCCGCGTGAGGGCATCTCGTGGATGAGCCGCTTGTGGCCCCGGACTACAACGAGCTTGCCAAGGAGCTGTCCGCCGACCTTGAGAGACTCGAGTATCTCCTGGTGGACTATTACAGGCTTCAGGCCGAGCAAGAAGATGCCGTCGTCTACTTCAAGGACTGCGTCTCCCAAGCAAACAAGCGCACGGCTGCGTACATGCTTCGACTGACTGCAGCGCACGCGGATGTTGCCAAGCTTTCTAGCAAGCTCTCAAAGGCCAAACGAAAGGCCAAGCGAGTTGCATGCACGTCCTACTTTTACGCCAAGGCACGGGAATGACATCGAGATACGACTTGCTCCGGGGCAAGATCGAAGAAGAGCCGGGGTTCGCCCCAGCTAGCCTCTGCAAGCAAGTCTTTATCGGCGGCAGGCTGGCAGAGACGACGAACATCACGCAGCCAGAAACCCTGGCAATGACACCATACCAGCTACTCAAACTCATCGAATCCAACGGAGTCTACTAATGCTTCTTCAGCGAGCCATCTTCCTTCGAGGCGTCTTCGACCCTGCTGACGCGACTCGAATTACCACCACGCTCTACCGACCAAAACATGCCGACTTGCGCTGCGAGGGGTCTTTCGTATGCTCGGGAGACCTGATGGTTCCCATCGGCAACGTGGTCGAAATGAAGGTCTTCCAGCAGGGCCAGCCAGAAACGGCCAAGCCGGATACCATCGGCCCCGAGGCCCGCGTCATCCGCGTCCATGCCGCAATCGTAAATGACCAAACCGTGGCGGAGGAGGCTGCGGCTTCCGAGGAGATGTCCATTGAAGAAGCCCCTACTGTCCGCCGTCGAGGTCGCCCCCGCCGAATCCCTGCTGTCATCGGACCAGATACTCAATGAGTTTGAGGCTCGAGTCAGGCAAAACCTCGAGGACAAGAGCCTCGTTCACTTCGAAGGTCTTCTCACCTCTCCTTTGGGTTTTGGCCTCACCACTGCTAGCCCACTTCAGCGCGCTATTGCTCGTATTGCCGATGGGCGTCCTCTTGCTGAGCTTGCTGAAGACCCGGTTGTGTTACGCGCGCTTGGCGGAGCCATACCTGATGCTGTCAAACCGTCTGAACTCGCAATCGTCTCGGGAATTCGCACGGCGAAAAGCTTATCGGCAGCGGCGCTTGCAGTGCATTGGTCGCAGCGGGCGGACCTTTCCAAGCTAGGCCCTGGCGAGATCCCGCGTATCTCCATCGTATCTGTGTCAAAGGACCTCGCGGACGTCGTCTACGGCCACATCGTAGGCCGAACGATGGCGTCTCCACTCCTGTCAAAGCTTGTCCTGGAGACTCCGACAGCCGACACCTTGATGATGCGTCACCCGTCAGGGCGGCCCGTAGAGATTAAGGTCGTCGCATCCAGCAAGGCCGGCACGTCCCTCGTGGCCCGCTGGTCTGCCGGCGTCATCCTCGACGAAGTGGCCCGATGGGGAGCGGACGACGCAGCCGTCTCCGTCAACGACCTTCGAGACGCCGTCCTGTTGCGTATCGTGCCAGGCGCGCAGCTGGTTTACATCAGCTCTCCATGGTCCCCCATGGGGTTCCTTTATGAGCTGGTGAAAGAACGGTGGGGAAAGCCGACGCAAGACTGCGTCGTGGTGAAAGCTCCGGCCTACGACATGGCTCCCATCATCTGGACGCCTGAAAAACTAGAGATTGCCAAGCGGGACCCGCGCATCTACCGCACCGACATCGAGGCGGAGTTTGCGGACCCAGAAGAGGCGATGTTCACGACAGGGATGATTGAGGCAGCGACCAGGGAGAGCCCCGTCTTTCTCTCTCCTGAGCTAGGCATCCAGTACACCGCGGCAATTGACCCAGCGACGCGCGGCAACGCGTTCACGCTCATCGTGGCGACAGGTCAAGGGCGGAAGAAGAAGGCCGTCGTGATGGCCAAACAGTGGATTGGAAGCTCGGTCAACCCGCTGAGCCCCAAAACCATCCTGCAAGAGATCGGAACGATACTCAAAGCCTATCGAGTTACCGTTCTTGATAGCGACCAGTACATGGGCGATGCGCTGCGAGACTTGGCAATGGAAGTCGGGCTCGTCCTCGTCCCGCATGTGTGGACATCAACGGAGCGGACGAAGCGGTACATGGCGCTGCGGACGATGTTCGAGCTTGGCGACGTAGAACTCCCTCCAGACCCTGTCGTCAGGATGGACTTGCAGCGTGTTATCCGGCGGTATTCTCAGAGCGGCATCAGCATCGACCTGGCAAAGAGCGGAGACGGCCGACACGCCGACTACGCCCCAGCCATCTGCATGGCTCTCACTCGATGGCACGAGCATGAAATATCGACGCACCAATCGGTGTTCGAGCAGGGCTACAACCGCCTCTCCGAAGAGGAAAAGAACATCTGGGGGCCCTTGGAAAAGAAATGGAGGAAGAAAAATGAAATCGAAAATAGGTATAAGCGGTTTATGCCTTGATCAAAGTCCATAGAACTGGATACTTGGCCAGGAATGGCCATCGAAAACGACACAGCTGAAGCGTGGTGGCTCGTTGACGCGAAGGGGGACGACCCGTCCAGCGCGATCATCGGAGCCGTCACTGCTATTCGCAACGAAGTCGCTTACCGGCGGCAGATGTGGATCCGCGCAGCGCAAACGTATGGCGTCGACCTCCGCATGTTCGGCATGCCCGCGCGCAACATCTGGGATGAGCGCGTCGCCTTCAACATCGCGCGGAATACCATCCACACGATGCAGGCCAAGCTCGCCAGGCAGATGCCTTTGCCAAGCGCGCAGACGGTTGGGGCTGACTTTATCCAGCGAGACCGCGCCAAGCGGTTCGACAGGTTCCTCAACGGCGCGTTCAGCGTAGCAAGCTACGCCAAGACCTACCCGCAGCTCCTCCTCGACGTGCTTGTGTTTGGAACGGCGGCGGTCAACGTCTATGTCCAAGACGGGGTAGTCTGCATCGAGCGGCTCCCCATCTTCGACATCCTCGTGTCCGAGGCCGAGGCCCGGTATGGGCTGCCTCGGTGCCTCTACCATCGGTATTACATCGACCGTTCGGTCGTGATGGACCTGTTCGGTGTCGACGACCCAAACCTCTACGGCAGCAAGAAGGACCGCATCAACGCGATCCAAAGCTCGCCGCGCCCGATGGACGACGACTCGAACTACGTCAACAGCAGTCGGTACTCGGACCAGATCCTGGTCTACCAGGCGACGCACCTTGCGTCTGGCCCCGATGCCGACGACGGCCAGCGCGTCATTTCGCTCCGGACCGGCTCGCTTCAAGTCCAGAAGTGGAAGCGCGACAAGAACTACGGCGCGGCGTTCCTCCGCTTGCAAGCCCAGCTGACGGGCTTCTACGGCCCGTCCATGGCCATCGAGCTTGCGGCTGCGCAGAACGAGTACGACCGACTTTCTGAGAAAATCCAGGCGGCGCACAACCTCATGGGCGGCAGCCACATCATGGTTCAGACCGGGACGCTGTCGAAGACCCATATCGACAACGACATCGGGACGATCATCGAATACGCGGGAGCGCCACCGACGACGTTCAACCCGCAGCCGGTGCATCCTGACACGTACATGTACAAAGACATGATCGCTCAGAACATGCTCCGCTACCAGGGCATTTCCGAGCTGTCAGCCCAGTCGGTGCTGCCGGCAGGGCTGCGCCAAGCGTCGGGCAAGGCGCTGTCGGTCTACGACGACATGGAAGACGCGCGGTTTCGCGTTGCGCACGAGGCGGTCCGCCAATTCCACATCGACATTGGCTGGCTCATCGTCGACGCGTGCGAAGAGGCCGAGGCCTTGGGGCAATCGGTAGAAGTCCTCTCGCCGAACCAGGGGTACCTGGAGCGGCTGAACTGGAAAGACGTAAAGATGGACCGCAAGGAGTACGTCCTGCGGTGCGAGCCGGTTTCTGCGCTCTCGCAGACGAAAGCGTCGCTCTTTTCCGAAGTGCTCGAGCTTGTTGACCGGAAGGTCATCACGGACAGGCAAGTTGTCGGGCGTCTTCTTGATATCCCTGACATCGAAGCGGAACGAGACCTAGAGACAGCCGACGTCGACGTAATCGACAAGACGGTCTCGCTGATTCTTCGCGGCAAGCCATACCCCGACCCAGACAAGCGCCTGAAGCTCGACCTGGCGTACGACCGCGCCCGGAAGTTCTACAACAAGGCCCGTGTCGACGGCGTTGCGGATGAACGCATCGCGGCGCTGGACGATTACATCAACAAGATTGAGTCTTTGCTGATGCAGGCTCAGGCAGAGCAGCAGGAGCAGCAGGCGCAAGCCGCCGCCGCCCAGCAGCCGCCACAACAAGAAGCACCGCAGGCAGAATCGCCTGCAGCACCCATGGAGGACCCGAATGTCTGATGAACTTGCAACCCGAATGCGCGCCGCGGCTGATGCCGCCGTTATCGCTAACACCCCCGAACCCGTAGCCGCGGCACAGGCTGAAGCCACCGACGAGCCTGCACTCGCGGACGGCGAAGCTGGCCTTGACGCAGCTGCTCCAGACGCTGACCAGGCAGAAGAGCCGTCTGAGGCAGCTATTCAAGAGCCAGACATGGTGGACGAGATCCTGGCGGTGCGCCAAGATGCTCAGCGCCGTGTCCGGAAAGCAGAGCAGCGAGCGGTCAAGCTCGAGGCCGACCTCCGCAAGGCCACTGAGTCGGCAGAGATGGGCAAGAAGCAGCTCGTGGACGAACTGTTCAAGAAGCTGCGCCGCTCGCCTGCGCGGACGTTTGAGGAATACGGTTACAAATTCCAGGACCTTATTGAGGCAGGGATGCGCGAGGGAAACTCCGCGGACATGCCTTTCGTCAACGACCTTGACGAAGTGAAGCAGGAGCTTGCCGCGATCAAGGCGGAGCGGGAAGAACTGCGCCGGCAGCGCGAAGAGAGCAGCAAGCAGGAGCGCGAGACGAGCGACCGCACGTCGTTCCTGACCCTCGTGTCGAAGGACGAATTCCCGACACTGTTCACCATGTTCAAAGGACATGAAGACGCCCTGTACGCAGAAGCGCGGAAGCTCGCCCACGACCACTACAAGGAGCACGGCCGCGTCCCGGGCACCATCTCGGTCATCCAGTACCTTGAGAAGCGGTACCGGGAACGAGTCGGGCAGGCTGGCGCGCTGCCAGCCGCAGCGCCAAAGGTCGCTTCCAAAAACCTAACAACGAAGGCTGCCAGCGAGTCGAGAAGCTCTGGCAAGCCCTATGGGCAACTCGACCGCGACCAGCAGCGAGACGCCCTTTTGAAGGCAGTGCAACAGGCAACCTCGCGACCCGCGAACTGAAGGAATGAACTAAAATGTCAATGACGAACCCTACCTACGGCGCGGTCTCCGCGATCCTCAAGACCAAGTACCCAGACGGCACGCTCCCGCAGGCGCTCTACCAAGAGTTCCCGTTCGCGTCCCTCATCTCAAAGAAGACGGACTTCGACGGCGAAGACTATGTCGTGGCCCTTCAGAACGAGCGCCCGCAAGGATCGTCCTCGAAGTTTGCCATTGCGCAGGGCATCTCGAAGGGCGGCGCGCGTGGTGGTGGTGGTAGCTACAAGCGTTTCCGCATCTACCGCACGCGTCACTACGGTATCCTCCGTATGGACGGCGAGACCATGAAGGCGGCGGTCCGCAACAGCGGCGCGCTCGTCGACTTGTGGAACACGGAGACGGACGGTATCTCGAAGAACGAGCTTGCCGAGCTTGAGTTCCAGCTCAACAGCGACGGCACGGGTCGCCGCGCGACGGTTGGCACGCCTACCGCGGCATTTGCCCTTGTTGACGGCTGGATCAATCTTGAGACCCCGGCGGACGCTGTCTTTTTCTATCTCGGCATGAAAATCGAGATTTCTAAGATCAGCTCGGTGGGCGCATTCAGCAAGATCACCTCCGGCGCAGCGAGCGACTCGACGGGCGAAGGCCTTTATGTCGACCAGGTCGACCGTCGCAACGGCCGTATCCTTGTGGCGGACTCGGCGGGGACGCCTGTTGCCCTTGGTACGACTGGCTCGACGAGCACCACGGTCACCGTTGCAGTCGCAGCTGGCCAGTGGATTACTCGCGCGGGTGACGGTGCGCGCCCCGCCCGCATCCGTATCAGCGGCACGGTCTACGACACGTCGGGGTCGGCGTTCCCCGTGGTCGGTCTCGCCAGCAATGGCCTCGCAGACGGCCCACTCGTCGGCGCAGAAGGCTGGATTCCTTCGGAAGTCCTCGACACCTCGACGGCTACTTTCTGGAGCCTTAACCGCACGCAGGACCCCGTCCGCCTTGCCGGTCAGCGCCTCGACGCCACGGGCCTTCCGCTCAACGAAGCACTCATGGAGGCGGAAGCCCTCGTGAGCATCCAAGGTGTCGGTCACCCCGATACCATCATGATCAACCCGCTCGACCTCCAGAACCTCAAGAAGGCTCTTGGAATCGACATCCGCTACGACCGCGTGTCGAGCAATGTCGCGGGCGTGTCGTTCAAGGCCATTGAGTACGACGGAATGCACGGCCCGATGAAGATCATCGCGAACCCGTTCCAGCGCCGCTACTCGTGCAAGATGCTTCAGATGTCCGTGCATTCCGTCGTACT